TTCTCTATCAACATTCCGCAGCCGGCGTGGAAGTTGAGGAACCTAGTCCAGTCTCTAGCAATGGTAGAAAAGAGACTACGATCATCACCTTCGAGGAGTCCGCGCACTGGACCCGTGCAGTCCAGCATTCCATTCGCGACATCCTCACCGAAACTGTCCTCCAGGCCAGCCAGCGTAACCGCCAGGTTGCTCAGGAGGTTACCTGCTGATGTGAGCCGTTCCCCAGAATGCCTGCACGGCGCGTGCTTCAAAGTCGCGCTCGTGTGATGCAAACTGTAGGTTTTGCGTAGCATGTCTTCGATGATCGGTTTGGCCCAATCATCAAGGGCAAGGACCTCAGCCACTTCCCCAACCAACCACGCTTCCAGCTCCCTCATGTGCTTGTGCTGAGTTGAATCGAAAGCCCCGTAATCTGTACTCAGAGTATGGGAATGCGTGACAAGCAAAGACTGCACTTTCTCCTTGAATTGCTTAGGGGTCTGCATCTTCTTTGTAAGACCCTTAACAACATCAATGAGTGCTTCCTCAAGATGTCCGCAAATGATCGCAACACGTGCCGTGACTGGGGTGTGGACGTAGGATATGCACCGCGTGGGTTTATTATCCGCCATCACCTCATTCGTCTTCGGCATTCCCAGCCATCGAATAGGGTCGTCAGTATGTCCCATCCGGCTGAGTGCTGCGTCAACAACACCGGCACTCCAGGACGCTGGAGCCTTGAACCGGTGCGGCAACATCCTTGCCTTCGCTGTCACCATATTTCCGACCTTCTTGTACCACTTCGTGACCAATCGCAGGTTGCTCTCTCTGTTCCTCAACTTGGCGTCGCTTGCTTTCTTGGAAGCCTGCCTGGAGAAGAATGAAAGAGCGTTCTCTCTTGTGTCATCGCGCAATCCTCCACTCGAAAGTGTTGGCGCGCGCAGAAAAGAGTCCTTTGCTGGTCTGTCGGCTTGGGTTTCATCCCTATCGTCCCGACGTTCCGAGGGGTTAGGCCGTTCGATGACTCTCGAATCTGGCGCCATTGCATCAATGGGCCCCGTGGTAAGCCTCACAGGCCCGCCCGCCGCTTCGGGTGCACGAAGAGGAGGGGCGGGTACTGGCGGTTCTGCGGCAACATCTTCCACCTCATCAAGCACAAGCTCAGAGTCATTCCAGACATAAGCATGGCCCAACAATGTGTACGTTGCAATTTCATCCGGAACGGCACGCATTACCTCGTTCCTGATGACGCAGTCGAAAACACCACGACTAGCGGAGCCGCTAAGCTTCTCCTGTCCCGCCGCACTGGCCTGGTAGCGCGCGGCACAGAAGCGCGCCGAATTGACCCGGTAAGTGACACGTACTCGTTCCAAATCAAGCAGCGTCAACAAATACCCGATCCCAGGCAGGCACAGGAGCGGATGCGGCAAGCTAAACTCCAAGCGTGCATTGGTATCACGCAATTTTCTAGCCATGGTATAGGCGCAATCCAATCTCAACCGAGTGTCCTTCATACATAAATCATTCGGGAGTCGCGGGATGCACCTGGCCAAAAACCACCGCCGGAACCGCAGAGCGGTCCCGACGGCAGCAACAAGGCATGCGAACTTGAGGTATGGGGTGGCAGCCGTAGTCGCCCTGGTGAACCAGTGCCGGGCCTCCGCTTCGCGGCTTTTGAACTCGTCGCAAAAATGCG